AGATTTTCAAAGAAGACTGGGTTGGGTTTTCTAACGAAGAACCGGAGGATGGCGACTACTACATCGCTGTTGACTTGGCAGGATTTGCTGATGTGGCTTCCAATGCTACAGGCAAAAGTAAAAAACTGGACAGTAGTGCTATTGCTGTCGTAAAGGTAGGACCGTCTGGATGGTGGGTAGCGGATATCATACATGGTCGATGGGATATCAAAAAAACCGCCAAGAAGATATTCGATGCTGTCAATCACTATCAGCCTGTAGCAGTTGGTATCGAAAAAGGAGCCCTAAAGAATGCGGTACTGCCTTACCTTACCGACCTAATGAAGTCAGGTCAACGGTTCTTCAGGGTGGAAGAACTAACACACGGAAACAAGAAAAAAACTGATCGTATTGTTTGGGCGTTGCAAGGACGCTTTGAACATGGTAATATACTATTGTCGGAGGGAGAGTGGAATACGCAGTTCCTTGATGAGTTGTTCCAATTCCCTAACCCTCTCGTGCATGATGACCTTGTGGACGCTCTTGCATACATTGACCAGATAGCTAAAGTTAGTTACTATATGGAATTTGAGCAAGAAGAACTTGAAATCGTAGACTCTCTAGCAGGATACTAATATGGACTATAACGACTACGCTGAATCAGATATGACCGCAGAAGCATGGATCATGCACAAGTGCGAGCAGTGGCGTGATCACTACGAATCAAACTACGCTGAACGCTTTGATGAATACTATCGCCTCTGGCGTGGCATCTGGTCCCATGAGGACTCCTTACGTCAATCTGAGCGGTCCAAGCTAATCTCTCCTGCACTACAGCAGGCAGTAGAGTCTTCAGTTGCTGAAGTAGAAGAAGCAACCTTTGGACGTGGTTCCTTCTTTGACATTCGTGATGACTTACAGGACCAACAAAAAACAGACATTTCATTTCTTAAGAAACAACTTCAGGAAGACTTCAGTCGCTCTAAGATTCGTAAGCAAGTCTCTGAGTGTATCTTAAACTCTGCAGTATTCGGTACAGGTGTTGCTGAGTTAGTTCTTGATGAAGTCACAGAGATGGCACCTGCCACTCGACCGCTCATGGATGGTCAGATGCAGGCTGTAGGTGTCGAGAAGCGTGAGCGTGTTATGGTTAGGCTCAAGCCTATTCTACCTCAGAACTTTTTGATTGACCCTGTGGCTACTTCAGTCGATGAGGCCCTAGGTGTCGCTATTGATGAGTTTGTACCACTACACCAAGTCGAGATGCTAGTTAACAAGGGTGTCTATCGTGATGTTGTTATTGAAACAGCTTACGAAGATACTGACCTTGAGCCAGATCAAGAGCTGACTATCTACTCTGACGACAAAGTACGTCTTACAAAATACTACGGTTTGATTCCTAAGAATCTCTATGAGTCAGCTATTCAAGAAGAGTTTGAAGATGACGTTGATGTGTCTGATCTTGTTGAGTCAGCACCGCAATCAACAACTAACACAGACTACATTGAAGTCGTTGCTGTCATTGCTAACGGCGGTCAGCTACTCAAGATCGAAGAGAACCCTTACATGATGGGTGACCGTCCTGTTATTGGATTCCCTTGGGATGTCGTTCCCGGTCGTTTCTGGGGCCGTGGTATCTGTGAGAAAGGTTACAACTCACAGAAAGCATTGGATACGGAGCTACGTGCCCGTATAGACGCTTTAGCCCTGACAGTGCACCCTATGCTTGCCGTTGATGCTTCAAGGCTACCACGGGGCTCTAAATTTGAAGTACGCCCCGGTAAAGCTATTCTTACCAATGGTAACCCTTCAGAAATCCTTCAGCCCTTCAAGTTTGGTCAGTTAGACCAAGTATCATTTTCACAGGCTAAAGACCTTATGACGATGGTACAGCAGGCTACAGGTGCTATTGATGCCGCAGGTATTCCGGGGTCTATGAATGAGCGTCCTACAGCCGCAGGTATCTCTATGGGTTTAGGAGCGATTATAAAGCGTCATAAGCGTACTTTGATTAATTTTCAAGAGGCTTTCCTCATTCCAATGATTGAGAAGACTGCACACCGTTACATGCAGTTTGCACCGGAAGTTTATCCTGTGTCGGATTACAAGTTCGTTCCTACGTCGTCTCTTGGCATCATTGCACGAGAGTACGAGGTAACACAGTTAGTACAATTATTACAAACTATGGACCGTCAGTCTCCAATGTACATTCAGTTGCTTGAGGCTGTAATCGACCATATGAACTTAAGCAACCGTGAAGAGTTAATTCAGTCATTGCGTAAAGCCGCACAACCTGACCCACAGAAGCAACAGATGGCTCAGGCACAAGCACAAGCACAGAACGCACAGATCCAAGCACAAGTTAATGCATTCAACGCTCAGGCGGCAGAATCACAAGCACGTGCACAGAAGATCATGTCTGACATTCCAATCGAGCAGTTTGATGCTGAGACTGATCGAATCAAAGCTATCGCTACTAACCTCAAGGCAGGCGATGCAGATGATAAAGAATTTGAGAAACGAGCTAAGATTGCAGAGCTGTATCTCAAAGAGCAAGCACTTAACCAACAAGCATCACAAGGGGTGACAAATGCTGACCAATCTAGAATGGGACAAAGTTCAATACCTAATCAAGGAGCAACTCAAGGAGTTGGAGGAACGCCTTCAAGCCTTAGAGAACGCCTCCAACAAGCCACGGGCACAGAGCCGCAGTAAGAAAGCTGAAGAAACCGCTTGACATTTGTTGAGCGGTGTGGTATAATACCAAGTATATAACAGGGAGAATCCTTTGGACCCAGAGTTACAAAAAGAATACGACAATTACTTTTCCATGTTTGCATCAGAAGGTTGGAAACAATTTATCGAAGACATGGAAGACATCTATGATAACTATCGTATCGAAGATATCAAAGATGAAAAAAACTTAGCATACGTCAAGGGCGAACGTAAAATGTTGTTTCAAGTGATCCGTTTTGAAGGAGCTATGAAACGTGCTTACGATAACCTTATGGAGCAACAAGATGCTTAGACGGTATGACTTTAAGTGTACAGAATGTAATCATACTGAGGAACAATGGGTAGACTCATCAGATGAGTTTGCTACATGTCCTGAGTGTGGGAATACAGCAAAGCGGATAATCTCAAGTGTATCCTCACAATTCAAAGGATCAGGATGGCCTGATGCGGATGACAGGTGGGCAAGGGATCACGAAAGAGCCGCTAGAACCTAAACTATCCATAATGCTATTAAGCACGGAGTAATGAATGGCAAAATTTATTGACGAGCGTGAAGAAGAACTTGAAAACGCTTCTGAGGTTGAAGAGTTAGAACAGACCGAAGAAGTTGTGGAAGAGCCCGCTGAAGCCGAAGAGGAACTCCCTGAAAAGTATCAGGGCAAAGACCTTAAGGAAATTGTACGGATGCATCAAGAAGCTGAAAAGCTCCTAGGTCGTCAGTCATCAGAGGTAGGTGAACTCCGCAAGACAGTTGATAGTTTTATCCAAACTCAACTCGCCACACAACAACAAGCCCACGACAGCCCTGAGATAGAAGAAGTAGACTTCTACACGGACCCTCAGAAAGCTGTGGATATGGCAATTGCTAACCACCCTAAGATTAGGGAAGCTGAAACTGTAACAGCACAGTTACGACAGCAAGAGGCAATGTCAAAACTTAAAGGTGCACACCCAGATTTTGAAACTATCGTTCAAGACCAAGGTTTCTTAGATTGGGTACAGAAGTCTAAAGTACGTGTCGAACTACTCCGTAGAGCTGACCGTCAGTATGACTTTGACAGTGCCGATGAATTACTGTCTACGTGGAAAGAACGTAAGAATCTTGCAAAAGAGACTGTCGATCAGGAAGCACAAGCACGTAAGGAATCAGTTAAGAAAGCATCCACAGGTAACACTAAAGGTTCTGCAGAAGCACCTAGTCGTAAAGTCTATCGAAGAGCTGACATCATTAAACTCATGCAAACAGACCCAGACCGCTATCAGGCACTAGCACCAGAAATCAGGTTAGCCTATGCAGAGGGTCGAGTAAGATAGCCTTATAGGAGATTGCTACAATGGCAACTGCAACTTATCCGGGAGCCGCCGGTTTTACGGCTAAGACGGAAGCGTCTACCTTTATCCCCGAACTATGGTCCGACGAGATCATTGCGGCCTACAAGAAGAACTTGGTTCTTGCAAACGTAGTCAACAAGATGCCAATGACAGGCAAGAAGGGTGATACTCTACACATCCCTAAGCCTACTCGTGGCGATGCTAACACTAAAGCGGCTGACACTGCTGTTACAATTATTGCTAACACAGAGTCAGAAGTACAGATTTCTATCGACAAGCACTTTGAATACTCACGCTTGATCGAAGACATCGTTGAAGTACAGGCTCTTGACAGCCTCCGTCGTTTCTACACTGACGATGCAGGTTATGCGCTTGCAAAGCAGTTAGACACTGACCTGTTCGCATTGTCTAAGTCATTCGGTGACGGTGACGGTTCTGACTTCACTCACTCTAACTCGTTCTACATGGACGCATCTACAGACTTGACTGCATACGCAGTTGACACTGTAGCGGCGGCAGACATCTTTTCTGATGATGCATTCCGTGAAGCAGTTAAAGAGCTTGACGACGCAGATGTCCCAATGGACAACCGTTTCTTGATTGTACCACCATCAGTAGTTTCTACTATCCGTGGTATTGATCGCTACAACTCATCTGATTTCGTATCAGGTCAGCCAGTTGTAAACGGCAACATCGGTACTCTTTACGGTATCGACATCTACGTATCAACCAACTGCCCTGAAGTTGAATCAGCGGCTGATAACTCAGCAGGTGGACAACTCAAGGCCGGTATCCTTGGTCAGCGTGACTCAATGGTACTTGCAGAGCAGATGGCTGTTCGTTCACAAACTCAGTACAAGCAAGAATACCTTGCAACATTGTACACTGCAGATACTCTGTACGGCACTAAAGTTGTACGTCCTGAGTCTGCTCTTACTTTGGTATTCAATGCCTAAGTAATCTAGGTAGCCCCTCTACGGAGGGGTTTACCCTTTTCATTGTTCCCCACCAATACAGGAATGGAAGATGGCTACCAAAATCCTAGTCAAAAATTCTCAAACAGCATCCGCTGTACCTACTACATCTGATCTTGATACTGGCGAACTAGCTGTCAACACTTCTGACAAACGTGTCTTTACAAACAACTCAGGCACTATCGTTGAACTAGGAATTAATCCATCATCTATTACCACAGGAGCTATCACAGCTTCTTCTGGTACTGTTTCAGGCAACTGGACTGTCTCAGGTGTCTTAAGCGTAGAAGAACCTACTGCAGATGGACATGCGGCCTCTAAGGGCTATGTAGACACTGCAGTCGCTAACGTCATCGATGCCGCTCCCGGTGCTCTTGATACACTTAATGAGCTTGCGGCGGCTATTAACGACGATGCAAACTTTTACACAACTATTACGAATTCTATTGCTACCAAGGTTCCACTAGCAGGTGGTACGATGACAGGTGATCTTGTCATGGGAGCAAACCAAGTCACTACTACAGCAGACCCTACAGACGACACACATATGGCACGTAAAGCCTATGTAGACTCTATCCTAGGCTCTGCTACCTCTGCCGCTACATCGGCATCTAATGCGGCTACTAGCGAATCTAACGCCGCTACCAGTGCTACTAATGCGGCTACAAGTGAAACGAATGCGGCAACATCTGAAACAAATGCCGCTACCTCTGCAACCAATGCCGCCACTTCAGCAACATCAGCATCAACATCAGCAACAGCGGCATCTACATCAGCCTCTAATGCGGCTACATCGGAAACTAATGCACTCAATGCTTACGATAGTTTTGACGATAGATACCTAGGTGCTAAAGCATCTGATCCTACATTGGACAATGATGGCGATGCTCTACTTACCGGTGCTATTTACTTTGACAGTACGAACAACGACTTCAAAGTTTATAACGGTTCTTCATGGCAGGTTACTGCTGTTACAGCCGGTGATTTTTTACAAGTCACGAATAACTTATCAGATCTTAACAATGCCGCAACAGCTAGAACAAATCTTGGTTTGGCGATTGGCACAGACGTACAAGCCTACGATGCAGACACGCTCAAGGCTGATACAGCCGATACACTGACTGCATCATTCCGTGGCACAGTCACCACAGACAACGATTTGTCGTTTGATATGAACGCCACAAACAACTTCAAATGCACACCAACAGGCAACGGTACGCTGACGTTCACGAACATCACAGCAGGGCAGTCTGGCACC